TCGTACATGGGTGGTTTCGGAATGCTCCTTTCTGTGTCTTGTAGGCAGTGCCGTCTTCTTTGGGAAGAATCCCATAATCATGATACCAGGGAGAAGCAATAATGCTAAGCATTTGGCAGCACTCAAGCGGCATCTTGACAATGTGTTTGTCGGGGAGACAAATGGCGCTTTCAGCAGGGAATGGATCAGTAACAAAGATGTTCATCGATACCAACCAACGAGAGTGAAGATGTATCCTAGTCCCCAGTCTAGTGCACAGGGAGGAATATCGTCAACCTCATCAAAAACAATTTGTCTTGCTTCCAGGATTCTCTTTTTTCCAACGGCATTTATGTTTGCTTTTGAAGCCCTCAGGAATTCTTCCAGATCCTCTTGATTTCCATTCTTAAACCCACTAATGTAAAGTTCACGAACTTCACGCATAACAGAGACAGTTTCTTCTGCGAATGTAACAGTATGGCTTTTGAGAGGAATGGTCATAGTTTTCATACAACCCATAGAAAACTTCATCGCATCTCGCGTTTCTTCGATAGAAAGAGCACCTTCATCGTTGGCACGGTACATATGTTGGACCACACCATTACTACACTCAATCACTCGAAGAATAGCAATCTTGTTTTTTTCTTCGTCTGACAGATTGCCAAACAGTTCATCCCAGTTTTTCATAACGAAAGTTGAATAATCTTAGAGGCATCAATTACAGAGAAAAATGTTTCCAAACCAACGATATCCCAGGTCTTAATTTTAATAGCAAATGGAAGCATTGCTACGTTTCCAATTAAACGTATCCAACGATTAAGCAGATACTTCCCAAGACACATAGTTGATTTGCGTTCATTCAAGCGGTCTCTCAAATTGATTGGAAACAATATCACGAGCATCAAGTGCCTCATACATGTAGGTAGCACCAGATCTTGGATTTGTGTGATCGCCACAGGTAAATACATCACAAACTGCCATACCATTCTCTGGCCAAGTATGAATGCTAATGTGGGATTCGGCAAGCAAGGCAACAGCAGTGACTCCCTGAGGATCAAACTTGTGAGATTGAATCCCAAGGAGAGTGCTTTCTGCGAGAGTGGCAGCATTCGCAAGAACATTGCGAATATGTGCCTCATCATCCAAAAGTCCAAAAGGACAACCCTTAAGGGTAAAGAGAATATGCCTCATCAACCAAAGGTGGAATCAGGTTCCAGAGCGATATAATACTTGAGGTTGTAACGAGTGTTGGTAAACTGGGAAAGCAGTTTAGAGGAGACAACAACATCATAGGCACCAGGAATGATCTTGATGTTTTCTACCTTGAAGTTGAAGGTGAACTCTTGGTCGGTCTCACCAACCACAATGGCATATTCGTTAGAAGTATCGTTCTTCTTATCACGAACCACCAGTTTGATAACACCCGCTTCACCAACAGCAGACAGGTCGGGCAGTTGGTAAACTGCTGCTGCCTTGACCAGTTTCTCCAGAGAAGTACTATCCAGTTGGAAGCAAACATCTTGAGAGGGAAGTTGAATATCTTTCTCAGGAGGAGAGATAATGACATTTGGGTCAGCGAAGAAATACTTCACACGACGCTTACCTTCTTTGATGCTCAGATAAGAGTCTTCATTAAAATCAAGATCAGGATCCTGGTGAAGACTCAAACCGTTCAGAAACTGATTGAGGTCATAGATAGCAAAATCACGTGGAAACTCTTCAGTAATATCTGCTTCTGCCAGAATGTTCTTAGCAACAGAAATGGTACGAAGACGGTTACCCTCTTTCACAAGGATAGAGTTGTTAATGCCCGCAAAGTTCTTGAGGATAGTCAGGGTGTTGTCAGAGAGTTTCATGTTATTCATTGATTGTAAGTTTCACGGACGGCGTTCTTATCGTTAAAGTTTAGCAGAAGAACCGCATAGTGAAGGATCTTCATAATATCACGGCGGGCACTGCCCTTCTTGTCGTAACGGGAAGCATACTTAAGAATATTACTGCGGCAGAATGCTTCACCATCACCACATGCTTCGATCAAATCCAGAGTTTGGATCTTTTGATCACCAGCAGAATAGTGCTGATTGTAAGTACCACGAATGTATTCAAGAAGTTCTTTTACGATTTCTTCTTCATTGTACTTCCAAGGAGTACTGGGAGATTGTTTAATAATGTCTTCACTCATTTTACTTTGGATCAAAAATTCATAGTCACTGTGTCCCCAAGGGGTCATTCCATCATTGACGGAATAGGGATACTCATCCATAACAATAGGTTCAGTAGAATTGATGGGAATATCAGGGTACATGGAATCAAGATATTCATGTACCCAGTTACTAGTCATTATATCAGAAAGGTGCTTCTGGGGCAACTTTTTCGGTGGGCATTTGGAAATCAGCATCCACCTTGTCATACAGTTCAAGGAATGCTTGCTTGGTTTCATCATCAAAGCGGTTGACGCAAACTTGGATTGCCTTTGCCTTGTCTTGGAAGATGCTGTAGGCACGGATGATGTGGACCAGACGACGAGTGCTGATGATTTCCTCAATGCCACCATCATAGAAGGTCTTGCGGATGATATCGCCCCAGTCCACCAGGCGCTTACAGAAGTCAGCATCGCTCACACCAAGAGACTCAGCAACATTCTGGATGATTTTGATTTCCTGAGCAGGGGTGGGATATGCCTGCTCAAAGGTCACAGGGAAACGCTCAAGGAATGCCTCATTGAGAACATTGGTGCCGATAAAGCGTCCATCATCGCTACCCTTGCCTTTAGTGTTAGCAGTAGCGATAACGTTGAAACCAGAGGCAGGTTTAACCCAGCGACCAATCTTCTTGAGGAAGACACCCTTACCTTCTAGAATGGACTGAAGGCAGAGGATTTTGTTGGAGGCAAGGTCGATTTCGTCCAAGAGTAGCACTGCTCCACGTTCAAGTGCTTCGATGACGGGACCGTTATGCCATGCAGTATTCCCATCAACAAGCCTAAAACCACCGATAAGGTCATCTTCATCAGTTTCAATAGTAATATTTACACGGATCAATTCACGTCCCAACTGAGCACATGCTTGCTCCACACTGAACGTTTTACCGTTACCAGACAGACCAGTAATAAATGTAGGATAGAACAGATTGGACTGAATAATCTTTTTAATATCAGCAAAGTTACCAAACTTGACGAAGGTATCATCTTTTTCGGGAATAAGATTTTGTTCGATAGCGGGAATAGCGGCAGGAGCATTTACAGTTTGCTCAAGCTGCTCTCGTGCTTCTTGGATAGTCAGGTTCCATTTGCCACGACCAGTTTTGTACTGATCCAGTTTTTTAGTTACAGTTTGATAGTTAGCACCATTCATGGCACACCATCCACGAATATCAGCAGCAGTAACGGACTCACCGTAAACTGCCTGAAGAGAAGTGATGATGTAATCAGCAGAGATGGTCATTTGTTTGGGTTGTGTGTTTCAACTGAAGTTATTATATAAGAAAAAAGGGGTCCCAAGGACCCCCAGTGGACGGTTTGTAAATTGGTCTTCAACCTTCACCCAATTCTTTTTCTTCAACCTTTACAACAGGTGGTTTAGGTGTGGGTGCTGCTACTACTCTAGGGGCAGGAGCTGGTTTGGGAGCAGCTGCAGGAGCAGCAGGCTTTCCAGAAATTAAATCTCCGAATCTAGACATTGCTTTTATAGAATACTTTTAGATATTTATCAAGCAACAAGTTCCACAAACTCTCCAAGGATCTTTTTATTCATCTTCTTAGATTTCAGACTCTTGGCAAAGGCAGATTTGATTTGAGTCTTAGTAGCATCTTCAGCAACCTCAAAGTCAGCATCCTGAGAAAGGGCATTAGCAGAAATACCAAAGTAAGAATGATATCCAGACTTCTTGATAGTGAATGCCCTTTCTTTCCTCCAGATGCTCATGGTCTTCTCGTGCTCAGGACCGAAGTATCCACAGTAGCGGCGAATGAAACCACCAGCATCACGGGACTCAAGAACACGAATGCCAATGAAGTTGATATCCTTGAAGTTATCACGAAGGTTGCGAAGAAGAATATCAGTGAATTCATACCACTCACAATCAAGAGAGTAGGACATACCAGTCTTACGATCACGGAGGAAAGAATTAGGTCCAATGTAGGCAGTGCCCATAAAAGGATTATCCTCCCAGCGGCGCTGAACTTCACGGTGATACTTGGGCATTGCTGCCTCACCATCAGTCAAGATGACACACTGAACTTTCTGGAGTTTGTTCTCCTTTTGGAACTTAGGAAGAATTTGATGGAGAGCAACAAGAGTTTCATTCAAGGGAGTTCCAGAAAGACTCATACCATAAGGAATTTGATAACGAGTAAAAGTGTTCCAACGGAAAGCATGGGCAAGACGGAACAGGTTCTTCATCTGTTCTTCCAGAGTTTTACCATTAGTCTTGCTGGTGAGCATATTCATGAGAGAGAACCACTCACCAACTTGAACCAAACCATCTTTCTTGGTATAGGCAAGTTCACGAATGGTTGCCTTGTTTTCCTCATCATAAGAAACCAGAGGATAATCACTGGTAAAAGCGTAGACCTCAAAAGGAATAGCAACTTTCTTACAGAACCAAACAAGGTTAAAAAGTTGCTTGACAGTATCCAACATCACATCACTCATGGATCCAGACCAGTCAAGAATAAAAACCAAACCATGGTTCTTACCATCAGCAAGAGTGGTCACTTTCTTGAAGAGGTCTTCGTTGTACTTGTATGTGTGAAGTTTGGTACAGTCTAGCACTCCAGTACGGGCAGTGGTAGCACGAGCATAGGAGTCTGCCGCTTTCTTACATTCAAACTCTTTGACCAGATAGTTTACTTCTTTCTGTGCCGAACGTTTAAACTCAACAAACTTACGGTCAACTTCACCAAAAATCTCTTCGGTGGTATATCCCTGATCTTCCATCCAAGAACCCCAGTATTCCTTACACTTATCATGAATTTCAGAGTTAGGGACAATAATTTTATTCAAGTCAAGTTTGGGCAACTCAAGATAAACATTCTCAGGACCACCATTCTCAACGAGTTGCTTGAGTGCCTCCTCAAGAGACTCCATAGTTTTGACTTCTGGTTCCTCATTGGTTTCACCACCCATAGAAGTAGGTTGTTGCTCCTGTTCAGCAGTACCACCGAAAGAATCAGTTTCACCAGGTTGTTCCTGATCACTCTCATTCTCACCCTCAGGTTGATCGGAGAAATCAGAAGCACCTTGATTAGAACCAGAAGACTGAGATTCCAAATCATCCATAGGAGTCTTGGTTTCTTCCTGCTGCTTTTTCTTACAGAACTTATAGAGAAATTCTGCGGCAATCAGAACATCAGAGAAAGTCTCACACTCACCGATCATACGAACGATGGGCATCTCATCAAAATCATCAAAAGGAACATCTACAAAGTTCCCAATCTTGTAATAAAGATTGACTTTATCGGCAAGATTATAGGTAGTAATATCTTCATCCTCAAGTTGAAAGAAATCTTGATCGGCAAGCTCCCCATATCCTTTGTAGAAGGTCTTGGAAAGACCCGCATACCGACGCTTCATCAGTTTCTCGATGCGAACGTCCTCAACAACATTCACAAACTGTGGTGGAATTTTGTGAGTTTCCAACCAGTTCTCGTCAGGAGTGTAGAGAGCATGACCCACCTCGTGACCAACCAGGAGATCATAAACGGTGCTACTTGCTTTTTCCCACATCGGCAGGGTCAGCACACGGGTATGAACGTTAAAGCAGGCAGTATCAACCTTCTTGTGCTCTACCACCAGATCCTCAGTGGCAAGCAGTTTAGCAAGTTGAGACTTGATTTCGTGGCGAACGGTCATTGGTCTGTTGCGTATGAACGTATTATACAAAAGAACCCCGCCTTTGGGGCGAGGTCATGTGGCGCTTTTTGAACTGGCGAAGTGCTTCACGCCGAGCTCTCATTGCTTGTGGTTTAAGTTTTCGTTTCTGTTCTTTCTTGGAATGGTGCTGCCAATTTGGAGTGTTCATTGGTCTGGGAGGACTATTGGTAATTATACTCGGAATCATACCACTTGGTAACCCCATGTGGCATAAAATTCATTGCCAAAGAGTACCGATCTCTATCAGATTCATTTTCACTAACGTAGTGCTCCATATGACTAGGAAATAAAATTAATTTTCCACAATCTGCTCTCATTTGTATTGTTCCGGACATCATTAGTTCTGGATTACAACTACCAAAGGGAACAAATATTTGTGGTTTTTCTTTTGTTATGAGTAAAGGAGCACAATCATCGTAAAAGTAAAATGATCCACTCCAATAACAATTTGTGTGGCGATGTTTATGAATTGTTTTATTTGGTTCTGTTCTAGTGAACCAACTTGTACTCACTTTAAATGGTATTTGATACTCAAGTTCAGAAATGGCACTATTTACTTTTTCTTCAAACTTTAGTTTCAATTGATCATTTAAAACATAAAAACTATCAGATACAAAAGAATTTGGTCCAATAAAATTTGTTTCAGATAATAATTTTCTTACTTCTCCAACTAATTCAGAACAATCTATTTCATAGATTAATGTTGGGAATGCTTTTGTTCTTACAACATTATTCATGATGAAGAAACCATTCTACTAAATCCCTTTAGTTTTTCAAACTTAATAACATTTTCAAATTTGTCATGAAGCTCTGCCTTATGGGAAATCACAAAGATATTAGCATCCTTAATAACATAACGGATAATCTTAAGGAACTCATCGGTTCCGAAACCATCTAGAGAACTATCAAACACCTCATCCATGATCAGCAGATTGGTATTGACGGAATTTTTGACTCGGGCAACTTCTCTCCAAGTGAAGAGTAGGGCAAGGTCGATTCTCATTTTTTCTCCTTCACTAAAAGAACTATATGAAAAATCTTCGTGGATAGGAGACTTTACCGTTTCGTTGAATTCTTCATCCAGATTGAAATTGATGTAGAAGTCCATCATCTGTAGGTAACGATTCACCTGCTGATTTATGAACGGAAGATACTTCTTAATTATCTTCGTTTTAACGCCATCATCCCTGAGAAGGGAATAGGCAAAATCGTAATAAACGATTTCCTGTTTTTTGTCTGCTAAGTATTCGAATGTTTTTTGGAGACTTTCTTTAAATTCCTCTAGCTTCTCATGTTCAGAATTTCGGTTTGCAAGGTTCTCGGTAATAGTTTGAATTTCATTTTCAAGATCTCTGATTTGTCTCTGGTTGAGGGAAATCCGAGTATTGTTTTGAGAAATGCCATGCGTGAGTTTAGTGATCTCCTTGGAAAGTGCGTTGAATTGACGCTCTCGTTCCTGTTCGAACTTGATAGTGTTTTCGAGTTCTTCGTAACCTTCCTTTAGTTCCTTTGCCTTATTTTGAGCGTCCGTAATTCTATTTAACCGGAACTCTTCTTCTATAGTTTGAGTACAAGTAGGGCATACCGTATTTTCGTTAAAAAACTTATGTTCTTTGGTAATTGTACTTACCTTTTGAGAGATTTTACCTCTAAGGTTATTAAGTTTTACTAACTTATCTCCGGCACCAATTACTTCCTCTTGCTCCTTTGTCAACCTATGAATAGTCTCTTCTGTTTCAGCATTCTCCTTCATATAAACGCCAACTTCTTTGTCTAAGTTGGCAATCTTTTCCTTATTGGAGTTAATATTGGCATTTCCACGATTCTCCAACTCTTCGATGAATTCTTGCTGCATCTTCATCTTATCCTTCAGAGTTTCTTTCTTTAACTCCAAGGATTTGATTTGATCTTTCTGAGTACGAATCTTATCTTTGATAATTCCATTCATCGCAGAAAAAATACGAATATCAAGAAGATCCTCAATTACTTCACGTCGATTAGCAGAGGTCAACTGCATGAAAGGAACGAAAGTACTACTACCAAGAATAACAATCTGAGTAAAAGACTTATAGTTTACCTTAAGAATATTTTCTTCCAGAATACGTTGATTAGAACGATCATCTGCTTCTTTATGGAGTGGTGTTCCATTCACCTCAATATCAAAGATGTTTGGTTTGATCCCACGACGGACAAGATATTCTCTATTATTAACAGAGAACTCAATCTCAACACAACAATCTTTTTCGTTAGTTGTGTTTGGAAGTTGTGGTTTATTAATCTTACGGAATGGTTTGTTAAAGAGAACAAATGTTAGAGCATCCAAAATTGTGGATTTACCAGCTCCGTTTGTCCCGATGATAAGATTAGTATTATGTTTTTGAAAATCAACTTCAGTCCACTGATTTCCTGTAGAGAGGAAATTTTTCCATTTAATCTTGTGAAAGGTTATCATTCAATTTCGGGGGAATAACGATATCATTCGGTGTGACCACAGCATACTTGTAATTATACATCCTACAAGTTTTTATGGCAAGAGCATCATCAACTTCTACAATATCCATTTCGGATTCATCATCTTCTTCTAGCATCATTGCGTAACGAGTGGCATCATCTTCTTCCTCAAATAAGAAGAGGACCTTATCACCATTTTGATCAATTACAGCATAAGCACCATCATCTTTACGATCTCTGATTGCTAAAAGAAACATTACTCTACTTCACACGCTTCTCTGTAAATACTCTGAAAGATATTTTTGATTTTATCTTTATCGAGAGATACTTCAGACTCTTCAATATATCTATTCAAGATTGTCATAGTGTTTTCATCTTCACTAACTTCAAAATCTTCACTTTCTTGGATTTCAAAGTTCTCGATAATCTTAAGATCTTGGACTCCAACGCTGTAGAGTTTATCAATAAACTTCTCAAAGTTTTTTGGTTTAGATTTTTTTCGAACAACTACTTTAACAATCTTGTTTTCATACTCCGTAGCATCAAACATTTGATATGGAGTATCCTCATAGTAGATATTATAGAACATCTTGTAAGGATTATTGATAGGAGTCAACTCAAGAGTTTCTGTATCAAAGATATGAAATCCACGAGTATCATTCACATCAGTCCAGAACATCTCATAAGGATTTCCTAGATAGAAGATTTTTCCGTCGTTCGATCGAGTGTGATAGTGTCCCGAGAAGACATGACTGAACTTTTCAAATAGTTCGCTCTGAAGACCGTGCTCCATGATGAGTTGTCGATTAACTCTAAATCCTTGGAGTTCCAGATGCCCCATCGCACACCTGCAAGTAGTCTTTTTGATAGTGTTGAGAGATAACGCTTCATTTTCTTGATTAATCCAGGGTAAAAATAAAATATCGAGTCCACCAACATTAACTTCTGTTGGTTTGCTATAAGTTTTAATGTTCTTATAAGTTTGAAGAAGCAATTCTGGAGAATTCACTTCATTCGTATTCTTGTAATAGGTGTCATGATTGCCCACAATCATATGGACATCATATTTCTTTAAAGGGTTGAATACGACTCTTTTCGACCACTCAAGACTTTGATAGTCGATTGATTTGCGACTATCAAAGGCATCACCCATATGAATGATTGCTTCTACTCCATATTCCTCCAATGAAGGGAAGAATACATTCTTATAAAATAGTTCGAAGTAATCGTGTAAATGTTTCGATCCTTTGCGGGCACCGTAGTGAGTGTCCGTAATAATGGCAACCTTCATCGAGACTTATACTGAATAGCATCCTTAATGCTATTATAGTCCGAACTGTGACCAGAAAGCAAGCTATCGTCAACCATCATAACTTCATCAAAACCAGTCTTTTCAATGATCTTGGTCTTGATTTCCAGTTGCTTCTTCTCCTTCTGAATACGTCTCAAGAAGGCGTAGTGAATGATTTGTGTAAAGTACGCAAATGGATTGCTACTCTTGTTTGGATCAAAATTATGAATATACTGAATACAATTTTCAATGCCATCAGAAATCATGTCATCTCGGAACATATAGTTCACGAAATTCGGTTTATAAGAAAGGTGCGTAGCAATTTTCAGGAAACATTCTCCAAGATAATTTGGAATAGTTGGTTTTCCTGGCCAGTGCTTTGCTCGATCTTCCCGAGTTGGTTCTCTACCGTTTATCTCAAAGAAATTTCTTTCTACCTTACCTCTATAAACGATAAGTGCTTCTAGAAGTTCTTTGTTGTTAACATAATGTTCTGATTTCTTTTTAGGCATGACATTGTTATTCAATTAAAAAATGTTATGTATATATTATACCATACTTTAAAGACTTGACAACTTGTGTAAATCCCAGTAGAATACCTTTGTTAGGGTTGAAGGATGAGATTTAGCTTTCTTTAATACCTTTAAAGATTCTTTCGAGTCTCTTCCTCGCTTCATCTACTGAAGAGACATATCCCATTTTACCAGATATTTTTACTTTATTGGGTTCGCTAGAAGTAAAATCATCATCATCATCTTCATCATCCTCTAAGTATTTTTCATAAAAACTAATAACTTTTTTATCACTGACTTCACTCATAGTAATAATCTTATCTAATTTTAAAACATAAAGATCATCGGTAGGGATATCCATCCAGGGTTTTACTTTTACATAAGTTCCATGGGGACTTTCCAAGACCTTCATTATTACTGGATTTTGAAGTAGAAGGATAGGATCACCATCATTTTCATCTATGCTAATGAGAGCAAAGACTTCTTCCCCAGAAACTAATTTGATTGCTGCGTGAAATTCATCTCCCATTAGTTCTTAAGCGGTATGTTTACAATATCATAATTAAAGTTTTCTTCGTTATAAACTTTGATTCTTTCTATTAAATGATTAAGGGTATAATTCCTACGCGATTTGTAGGAGATGTCATCAGCAATGTCATATAGAGTTGCTTTTGTTTTATTATTGCCTTTTCTGAGTACTCTTCCAATACTTTGCAAATTTCTAATTCTGGACTTTGAAGGAGAAGCAAAAATAACATTGTGGAGATTCTTAATGTTAATTCCAGTAGAGAATGTTCCATATGAAGCAACGATAATCGCGTTGTTTTCCTTCTCAGTAATCTCCCTTACTTTTTCTCTATCTTCTGTTGCCACACCACCATGTACAAAAAATACATGGCGATCACTTGACTTGCTATTATTTATTAGATCGTAAAGTGGTTGTCCGTGCCCTTCAACACGGGAGAATAATATGAGCGTATTGCCTTTAAGATCAAGGGCAAGGTTACGTATAAACTTGTTGCGTCGTTCATGGTTAATAATGTACTGGACTTCTTCTTCAAAGTTTTCAAACTTGTGAGCAGGGTGTTTCAATAGAAGCACGTTGATATCTAACTTGGCAACGTGCCCTTTCTTCATCAGTTCTTCGGTCCTGATGATTTTATATGAAGGACCGAATAAACCCTCCAATACCCACTTATGAGTTTGAGTTCCATCAAGAGTTCCTGTAAAACCAAATCTGTATTTCGCATCTGAAAGTTTTCCCATTATAGATATTAAAGACTTAGACTTAAACTGGTGTGCCTCATCTCCAACAACCACATTAAATCTTGAAAAATATTTGCGGGGAAGTTTGTAGATGGACTGCCAGGTGGTGATAATCACCTGCGAGTCGGTCTCTCTTTCTTTCCCCGCATATATCTTGTGGCAAAATGAACCTACGTCCCACCCATAGTCTTCAAAGTCTTTATACATCTGTTCTACAAGGGAAGTCGTTGGCACGACTATCAGAGTATTTTGTCCTTTCTCAACGTAGTATCTCACAAGACAATATATCATCAACGACTTTCCAGAAGCAGTTGGAGATATCAGCAGCTTTCTATTATGTCTTAGGGCGTCGTATACTCCCTCAACTTGGTATTCGCGGGGGGAGTACTTACAAATAGAATTCATATAATCCTTTACACCTTCCTTTGAGATGAAGTCATTGACCTCAAATGGAAGACCATAGAATTTGTTATTTGTAAACTCGTAAGTGTAACCGTGATCGTCACAAAACTTTGTTACCTTATCCAATAACCCAACATATATCTCTCCAGTCTGGGTATTGAATAGGCGAATTTTTCCGTCCCAGTACTTATTTCGGTACTGAGGCATAAACTTGGCACCAGGAACCTCAAACGTGAACTGATCTGCTAGTTCGTAGTAGACGTGAGGTTCTGCTTTTATCTGAAGATATACTTCATTCTTTTTCGATATAATCAAATGAGACATAACCCATAAGTATCACCTATGGGTATTTATCGTCTCAATTGAAACCAGATTGGAAACGGTTCCACTCAATAGCATTCTTAATCTGAAAAGTTCTGTTAGAAACAGTTTTAATAATCTCTTCTAAGAACTTAAGCATAATGTCGTAGTATCTAATCTTAAGGTCTATTTTATTCAGTCTCTCATCGGCATCCATATGCCTTTGTATTGCCTCTTTATCTCTGACTTTATACGGGAAAGGTTCTTCAACGTAAACCTCTGCTGGTGCCTTTCCAGTGTAGTAATTGTAACGTTCTAATTTGACTCTGTTATATGTTTCCCTTGCTTTTTCGCGCAATAAAGTAATAGTATTATACAGAGTATAATACTTGGCATGAAGTTGAGGAATTTTTAAAGATTCATCATGTAAATTATCAGGATCGATGACAGAGTCTTTCTGCCACATCTCCTGAATCTCATCAAGATTCATAGAGGATTTCCGTCTGTTCCTAGAATATTATAGACAGTATACTTGAAAGTTACGTCTGCTGTAAAGTAGTTGATGTCCGTATCTGAAGATTCAAATTCTAGTGATGATAAAGAAATTGGGAAAAGGTCTTTAAATTTAACTAAAGCAGTATCTCTATAATTGCTATTGAGGATTCTTAGTGTTCCATCACTGAATGCTTCCTTTGGATCTGTAATTCCATCATCGTTTGTTATAACATCTCTATACTGCTGTGCCGTTTCTGGAAAACCAAGACCAGTCAACCAATTGTGAACGGTCATGTAATTTTCCATGCTCTCATCAACATAGAACCTCAAGTTGAAGTCACCATAAATTAACTTCTCTCCAGGAACATCAAGATCCTTGAGGTATGATGGTTGAATGGCGGTTCCCAAAGTTATTTCTGGTAACCTAGCAGATGTCACAAAAAAAGAAACTTTTGGATATCTTGCCAGAGTGAATTTAAATCCAACTGGCGAGAGAAAATTTCTATTCTGTATTTGATTATCAAAAGCAGATGCCATTTATCATTCGGCAATGATTAGATTGTACCACTCTTCACTCATACCGTGAATGATGCTATCAGCGCCTTCTTTATCAGCAGCATATCCTTCACTAATAAGGTGATCAACTACTCTTTCGTAGTGCTCGTGAATAACCTTTGCTTCTTTTGGAGTTGGTTTCATCTTACTAATAGTTTTATTTTTATTTAGATAAAAAAAGAGGGGCATATGCCCCTCTGAGTATGATCTTGTGAATCCGATGGATCACATGAGGTTTTGAACCTTGACTCTTCTGTAGTAACGGTTTCTGTTAACTGCCAGGCGTCCAAGGGACTCGGTGGTTCCTTCAGCGAATGGGTTGGCAACAAGACCATAACGGGTCTTAAAGCCAATTTTTGGCTGGAAGGTGTTCTCACCAACGGCACGAACCATTTGGAGAGGAACATATGGGCAATAGAACAGACCTGCGTCATAAGGTGAAGAACCCTTATAACCAACAACGTAGTACTGGTCAGCAGCGAGGTTTGCAGAATAAGGATCGATATAAACACGATACTTACCTTGCAGAACACCAGCGAAGGTGTTACCAGTGTCATCAACGTTGAGGTTAGCGTTGAGTGCAGGGGTGTAATCCAGAACGCCTGCCATGGTGAGGGCGGAAGCAACGTCTGCGGAGCAGAGGATCATGTTGCCCTTCCCGCGACGAGTTCTCTGGGCGATTGCGTTTGCGTCGCGCTCGATCTGGAAGATCAGACCCTTAAACTTCTCAACGGACCAACGACCGTTGCTGTCAACGTCGAGGTCGAAAGCACCTGCGGTAGCAACGTTGGTTTGAGCACCCGATTCAGCAACCTTATAAACGGTTCTGATGACTTCGCGGTTGATCTCAGCAAGAATCTCAGTGGAGAGAATGTTTGCGAGTTCCGCTTCAGCATTAAGACCGTGGATTGCCTTCAGGTCCTGAGCAAGCTCAAGGCTGTATTCTGCTTTCAGAGCTCTGCTCTTAGCAGTAACGGTGACCTTCTCGATCGAGAATGCCATCTGGTTGAATTCACCAGCAGTGCCGTCGCCAAGTGCTTCAGCATCTTCGGTGTCCATACCACGACCAGTTGGGTATGTACCAGCAGCTTGTGAACCTTCTGGGTTCAGAGCAGCAGGGTTGAACGCCGAGATAGCAGCGGTAGTACCGAAACCAACAGTACCGTTGGTGAGGTTGCCTTCGTTCTGGGTGTAACCAGCAGACTCAAGATTGAAGTTGCTGTCCTGACCCGAGAAGGAGTTATCTGCTTCGTTGAAGAATGCTTCAGCGCCAGACTGGTTGGTGTAGCGTGAACGCATTGCGAAGATCAGTCCAGTAGGACCGTTCATTGGCTGAACGCCAGCGAGGTCATAAGCGACCAGGTTTGGCATTGAACGTCTGATCAGGGAGATCAGAACAGGATCGAAACCTGCGGTTGGGGATGAAGCGCCAGCAGAGAAACCTGCGGTGCCACCAGATGAACCGGTGCCGTTGGTTGGTCCTTCTGAAAGGAATTCGCGCTCTTCGCGGATTGCCTTTTCTTGGTTCTCCAGGAGAACTGCGGTAACCATTCTGCGATGGGAATCCTTAATAGGATCAAGACCATCATAGTCTAGAACTGGTGCCCACTTCTCCTGCAGATGCTCGGTATTGAACATTTGCATTTGATTTTTACCTCTTTGGAAGTGTTATAGTTTGATTTTTATGATAAAGAGATCACTTTTTAGCAGCTCTGCCGAGTGTCTGTAAGTAGGCAGACATCATTGGAGAATAAGATTCTTGAATCTGTTGCTCCTCAGTTTTTACCTCTTCAGAAACTGTCTCGGTTTTGCTTCTTTGAGTACCAGCATTAGTTGGGAAATATGATTCTCTCAACTTAACTAGTTTCTCACGATAGTTAGCTTCACTATCAAACTCAACATTTTCTGCAAGAGAAGCGAGTTTATCCTTCTGCGAAAGTGCTAGACCTTCAGCTACCTCAGCGAAAATTACGTCTGAAGTGGATTCTGCTAATCTCTTATTAAGAGCAACATTTCTCTGAATTTGCTCGTTGAGTTTAGTCTCCATTTCATCAAGCTTATCTACCATATTCTCGATAACATCATATTTATCTTCAGGGATGGATACATAATGATCTTCAAAAAGTCTCTTCATTCCAGCAAGGAATGATTCGGTCATTTCGGTCTTAAGACCGTGCTCAATTGCGAGAGTGTTCTCAGCGATCCACTCATCGGCAACATATTCTAAGTAAGCGTCAAGACGCTCAGTCAATTCTGACTTGATTGATTGAACTTCTTCAATCAGTGCTGCTTCGTATTGAGCTTCAACTTGCTCTTTTACTTCAGCAACCTTTGTCTTGATAGCAGTTTCAAAAATGGTACGTGCTTTCTCTTGGAATTCCTCAGAAAGCTCTTCACCAGTGAAGAGTGCTTGAACATCTTCTTCGACACTGAATTCTGCTTCAACCTCTTCGGTTTCTTCAGTGACTTCTTCTTCAGCAACAACTTCGCCTTCTGTTTCCTCTTCTTCAACGATTTCTTCTTCAGCAGAGTCAACGGTTTCAACAACCTCTTCTTCTGCTTCTGATTCTTCTTTCATACCAGCAGGCATGGGATCAGCAGGCTTAGCGCCTTTGGTGACAACATCCTTAACTTGCTTAAGGGTTGCACTAGGCTCCTTTAGTTTTGCCGAGTCGTCATCGACTTTGTAATTGTCTGGAGTAGGTCCGCCAAGATCTTCCCAACTCGCAGTTTGACCTGGGGTATCCAGATCCAACTTTGGCATGGGATCGGCTGCCTTTGCTCCTTTGGTTACTACGTTTTCCATTTCTTGTAAATTGCTACCAACGGACATGTGTTTGTTAGATTTTTTAAATATAATCTGTATTTATTTATAAATTATAGATTTGATAAGAAATCTTGGAACAATTCCAGTTTCTTTTCTTCAAGCATTTTTTGATCAACAAGAGTATTAATTCTCTTTTGAGTTTGTTCTGCGAGTTTTTCGCGGAGAATTCCTCCTTCCCAAACCCACTCTTTTCCTTCCATAATTCCTGAAACAAAAGCATCAGGAGCAGAAGGATCGGCAACGATATCAGCAGCAGTTGCTAACATGAAATCTTCACCAACAATCTTATGACCCTCATTTGTGGTTCTCAGTGAACCAACACCACGAGAAGAAACACCAAGAGTAACGCCTTCACCAATTAAGGATTTTGCAATCTTACCCATTGGGGTATCAAGAAGTTGTGCCTTGCCCTTGAAGTTTGAACCCTCTTGGGTAAGTGAAACAATCTTATGTGAAACACGATCAAGATTAACGGTAGGACCGTCAGGATGACCGAGTTCGCCAAGAGCACGACCCTTTTGAACAAAAGATTCGTTGTATCTTTGAACTTCTTTTGAGAGAGTGTTCATAGGATACATGCGACCATTACGGTTGCAGATGTCTCCTTGAAGGAAAATTCCCTCAATGTACATTTTCTTTTCAGCACCTTTTCCTTCGGTGATGAATTTAACGTCTGATACTTCTTCTGTGATAAGTTTCATTTGTTTACCCAGTAAATCCTACTTTTGCTCCAACAACACCATCAGCATTAGCAAATACTGTATATGCTGCGTTCTTTTCCAAATATTCTGTAGTGTTTGCCAACATGGTAAATGTACCAACACCAGTTCCACCAGCAGTTTCTTGAACTGTGATTACCTTGGCAGATGCGGTAGTATTTACCAATCTAACTACCGTAGCCTCAGAAAAACTGACGCCAATACCGGCAGAAGTTGGGACATTTATCTCATCACCTTTGATTAAGGTTCTTGCCATTATTCTTGATCCTCGTTAGACTCAGTGTCATCACTTACTTCATTTTCACCAAACATAGGATTGGCAACTTCGGGACGAAGTCCTTCGATTTTTTCTCCTGCCTTACCGTACAGAACTTCTTTAATTCTGTCGGTAATGTCTGAAGCAGCAGAATCAGTTGCAATCAAGTCGATAACGTCTTCCATAAAAATTTTATATAACAGTATACTCTATTTATATTTCAGCCTTTTTGGTATCTTTTTGGAACTGAGCATCAACATCAGTTGACTGTGCTTCAAGATCCGGTTCTGTTGGAATTTCTCCCATTCCCATATCTAAACCAGCACCATCTTGTGGTAATGGTTCACCAGTAATTGGATCAATTGAGTTTGGATCTGGAATAATTCCATCCTTGATTTCTTGTTCGATCTGCTTATCAATATCGATAATCTCAGCATCAGTTTGACGAAGAACTCTTTTGCGAACATACTCAACTGAGTAGTACTTACCAATATAAGGTTCGATTGTTGCTGCTAAACCGAGTCTTTCGTTCATTAACTCAGACTCTTTAAGTTCGGCAAACTGATTATCATAAATGAAGTCATATTGAATATGATCTTCCATTCTTTCCCAGTCTTCTGGGGTAATGACGTTCTTGAGAATCAATTGCGTTCTCAGCATGTCATTGAACATATTTGAAAAACGCTTTCTCAGTCTTCCAACAAACTTGGAGAACTTCAGTTCATCTCTCAGGATTTCTGAAGAACGACCAAGATTGAATCCGCCATCATTTGCGATTCTTGATTCTGGAACTCCAAGTGCTCTATAGAGTTTCTTCTGGAAGTATTCGATATCTGAGAGTTCTCCCAGATTCTGACCGCCGGGCAGGGTAGTGATCTCAGTACCGCGACCACCTTCTCTACGTGGTAACCAGAAGTCTTCCAACATGGACATAAACTTGCGGTCATCACGAACTTCGCCAGTGTTGGCATCATAAACAAGTTTGTTTCTATAGCGAGACATTACGTCGCGCAGATATTGTTCTGCCTTTACTTTAGGAAGATTGCCAACATCAATATAGAAAATACGACGTTCTGGTGCTCTGGAAAGTCTGTAAATAACCAGAGAATCCTCAATCATTCTAAGTTGATTGAGTGCTTTAATTGCTTTATGGAGATAAGAAAGTACGGATCCCTTATTTCTATCAACGAGACCAGAAGTACAATATGTGATAGAATCTTTAGCAATCTTAATAGACTTTTGTGCCTGAGAATTTCTTGAAGAGAAGTTACCCATTGGATAACTTGGATTGGGAGTATAAATGTAGTACTCTTCAATCTCTGGATTTAGAATATTAGTTTCACTTTCTTGTTTTCTAACCAAGGGATTATTTCTACCATCACTTGGTTCTTTCTTCATTTGCCTTACGGCTTTCATCTTCATCGGGTCGATGTATCTGATTTCCTGAATACCACTCTCAGGACTCTTAACATCAATGACTTTCATATAATAAAGTCGTCCATCAACATACCAGTTTCTAAAAATTTCATGGCACTTTCTATCAAAGTCCATGAGTTCTTTAATATATCTAAATTCTTGACGAATAATTGTCTTGATTTTATCACTTGCGTTTAAGTTTGACAATTCAATCTCAATTGGAGAATCATAAAGATCACTAACGATTGCTTCATTAACAACATCCTCAATAGCAGCATCACACTCTGGGTGAAGTGCCATTTCACGATATCTACGAATTAAATCATATTCGGTTCTATATACACCTTCAATATCTACGTACTGACCATAAAACCCGCTCTGTATAAAATGGTCAACCCCGTCCTCATCATTTTGAGGAACGGGGGACACTACAGAGTCGGGTTTTTTCTCATTCTCAATTGAAAAACCAAAAAGTTTTGCCATTATAATCTGTGAACTACTGGTTGTTATACTCTATTTATTACTCAATATTTTCGCCACCAGCGTTAGTACCAACACCCTTAACAGCCTTCCACCAGTGAACCTGCATTTCTACAGTGAATTCTTCTAGTGTATCGGTCGTTTCGTATGAAAGATCGATCTGACTGATATTGGTTGGGAAGATATCATAGAACTGATAGGTTCTCAGGGTTGAACCGTCACGATCTAGTTGGTGAACATAAGCATCTGCCTGATAAGATGCTGGGTTTTGAAGTCCAGTTCCATCAGATAGTTTGTTAATCGAATTCATCCACTTCTCAAATGCTGAACGGATAATAAAGTCAGTATCATTGATAACTGTGATTGTCCAGGTATCGAATGTTCTGTCACCAGCAATCTTAAGGATTCTTCCTCTGAAATTAACTTCAATTGGGGTGATGTTTGATGCAGGCAGCGCAGCTGCCTTTACCAAGAATCTTGATTTTTCCTTTACATCATTGGCAATGCCAAGAATATCTGGGAAAGCAAGTTCTACTTCAAATAGGTTGGGTCTTGCGCCGCCACCCACCAGTTTACTTTTGAAACCAGTGATTGTTCTTAGTGGTGGTCTATTGAATTGATCTGCCATGGTTTTAGGTTCCTTTAATTAAATTAAACAGTACCAACTACTTCATCGAACGAAACACCAGTTCTGGTGGCAACAAAGGTAAGACCAATAAAGTTGATTGATCTTGCAGGTTTTACAAAGATATCGGCAACGAATTCATTGTTGTCAATGATCGCAGCAGTGTTATTTGTTTCATCACAAATAACTCTAAAGTCAAAGATACCTCTCTTTGCTTGTACATCACGAAGGAATGGTTCAACAGTGTTTACGAAGTTTGTTCTTGTGATCTCATCGTTGAACTCGAACATTTGATCTCTTGCAGCAGCAGAGATAGCGTTCTCAAGATAGATGAACAATCTACGAACGTTGACTCTATCAAAAGCAGATGCCTTACCAAGTCCAGTTTTGTCACCGAAGAGGGTAATGCCTGCTCCAGGTGAGAAGATGACTGGGTTAACTCTGTTTGAATAGAGTTTGTCTCTTTGAACCTTGGAAGGATTGTAAGCAAGTTTCACAGCATTGAGGATTGCGCCTCTCTGTGTGCCTGCTGGTGAGAACCATGGGAAGTTGTTAATATCATTTCTAGCACACAGTCCAGCAATGTCACCGTTTAGTGGAACATAGCGGAAAGTATCAGCAAATCTGTCATACATGTACTTGTATCCACTATCAAATACAGCAAATGATGAAGATGTAACTGGTGAGTAGAACGAAATTACGTTATCTGTGATGGTAGCATCTGAGTTAACAGTTACTGAACCAGCGGCAGTATCGGTAAGGAATGAAAGTCTGTTTGGTGAGATGAATGCTAGAGCATCCTTTCTCAATTCAGCAACAGCAATCAGTTTGTTGGCAAGTGCCTGAGCAGTTTCTTTAGCATAATTTGCAGATCCCATCAAGAGGAAGTCTGCCTGATACTGATCAGTGTTCTCAAAAAGTTCGTAACCAGCAACTAATCCAGAGAGAGATACTCCAAAAGCACCGTCTGTAGAAACACCAGTTTGACCGTTATAGTTTAAACCGCCAGCAAGAGTTAATGTGTTTGCTCCAGTTGTAGCAAAATTGGTTCCCTGTGCGTCTTGATCCCAACCAGTATCGGTATCCAGTGAGAAATCTGAACTGTAAGATGAAGTTACGATTCCAGAAGGAGCACTTCCACCGAAGATGTGTTGGGAATTAGTTGCGAGATACTTTCTCCAATAAGAAGGAGAACCTACCGAGAACTCAGCATCCTTTGCCTTTGAAAGTGAAAGATGCTTTTCAAGGATTGTTCCAGCGTTTCCTGTTACTTCTCCCTTGTCATCAATAACAACAACATGAAGTTCGTCGAATCTTGAACTTCTTGCTGCAGCAAATGATGAAGTTCCTGGACGATCGGCAATGTTGTTCCAAGAAATTGTTGAGTTGGAAAGTGGGATTGTTTGTTGATCAAACCAATCCAACTGTGAAGTATATGAAGTTGTTCCAGTTGCTACTGCGTTTCCATTAGTATGAATAGCAACAGTTCCAGATCCAGAGAAAGCATAAACACCAGATTGCTGATAGTCTACGTTGGTCTCAGTTCCACTAGCAGAAACATGTGATAGAACTTTTACAGAAACATTAGTTCCATTAACTGCGGTGATAACACCCTTGAGATAACCATCAAGAACTGAAGTCGTTCCTGCTCCAGGAAGAACCGCAGAGATCGCTTGGGTAACACCGTATCCAACAGCGATTGTATCCAATCCAACGTTGGTTGAAAGACCAACGAGTGTTTGGTCTGCTTTACCGTCAATTAAAGCAACCTTGATGCCGTTTGACCAAGAACCTGGGTTTCTTGCGGCAACGGTTACATCGGTGATTGTTGAGGCATCATATCCCTTATTATTATAATCATCCAAACTGAGGATCTTGATGTTTGCTGCGTCTCCAGCAAAACCATTTTTCAGATCATCATCATCTGCTCTTACAACTCTCAGAGCGCCACCATATGCCAGATAGGATGAGGCAACCATCCAGTGCTCATAATGCTTATCTGTGGCGTATGGCTCACCGAAGTTGTTGATTAAATCTTGTTCGGTCTCAACTAGTGTTGGGAGGTTAACGGGTCCTTTGGCAAAAGGAGCAACTAAAGCACCAACTTTATTAGATGCTGCGTTTACTCTACCAATAGTTAGGTCAACCTCTCTTACTACAATTCCAGGAGATGCTAAATTTAGAGGCATCTTTAATTCTCCTAAAGGTCCAGAATTATTCTAAAAATATTTATTAAAAAGGGTATTTTCAATGGGGAAACAGTGCGTGAACAGTCTACCAATCAGGATATTCCCACAATATATTTGAAGGTTTGCTCTTTCTGGACTCTTTTACCCTTCTTATAGTACACTCCTTACATTCATAAGAATAAGAAGATGTAACCATATTGTTCTTCTTTGTTCTATAAAATCCTTCTATCAAATTCTTCCTTACATTACAAGTTCTACAGATACGCTCAGAAAGAAATAGATGTTCTAGTTCAAACTGATCGTCTAAATCCATTACTTATAATCCCACATGTATGACATATCACCGTATTCATCAGTGTACCACCTATCACCACTGTTATCAACGAAAGTACTTTCATCTAAACCGTCCAAGATGAAACCGAATGGTGCCATATCCTGTTCTATCTGATTCTTTTGTTCTTCATAAATTCTCTTACGAATATCATTGCTTGTCATCTCCTTGAAGTAGTCTTGAGCAACCAACCAAGCAAAGATAACTAAACACATTGCTAAGTCATCATTACATCCTTCTTCTGCTTCAAAAGAATTATGACGTTGGGCAAATGTTGTAAGTTCTGATATAATGTCATAGTCAACTGTCAGTAACTTATCGTCTTCTAAGAAGGTCTTTAAGTTAGAGCATCCCAACTTCTTCACCGCAGCAGTCATCCTCACACCCATCTGCGACTTCTTACCCGAAAAACCGTGCCCTACTACCTGCCCAGCACGACCTCTCATCGCAGCCATCAGCATATTATCATATTCAAGATCGTAGTGTAAAATATTAGCAACTTGCTCACCAATATCATTAACCTCAATCAGCAACCAAGCGTTATTATATCCTTTTGCCACATCATGAATAACATTTGGATATAGCATAGGTTTGATTTCGTTATTCCTATACTTTGCTACTACCTTATAAGGAAATTGTGTAATATCAAAAACAATAAACGCAGAATAGTCATTGCCCAACCCACGGGCAACGTCTACCGTGATCAAATAGTTGTGCTCAGGTTTTGCCTTCTCGTAGATATCTAGACCAGCATTCCTTTGTATCGGGTCCTCATATACTAAATTTCTTAGTTTTGCTGGGTTGATGAGTGTATTAACAGATCCTAAGAATTCGCACTCAAACTCAACCTTAAACTGCTGTTCTGAAGTGTTGGCAATGGTTTGTTCTTTCCATGCTTCATCACGACCAGGAACTTCAGACCAGTGAACGTCTGTTGGAGTATATTCATTCTTTCCTTTCTCCGAATCGTGCCACATTCGGTAGAAGTGATTCATACCCCTAGGGGTAGAAACGATAATTACCTTTGTGCTCTGTCCAGAAGAAATAGTAGGATAAACAGAGGCAAAGAAGTCATCAGCAATGTGATTCGGGATGAACGCGAACT